AAACTTACAATACCCAATAATCATAGAATGATCATCCAAATTATAACACTCGCGCTAACTTTCATCAGATTGTTATGCGCATTCCTCGCTTGTGCTAGCTTCATTCTAGTCACGCGTATCTTTTTTAGAAACAATGAGAAACATAAACAACGAACGAGAACAACAGAACCAAACCGATTAACTGTACCCGAACGTAATATTTTAAATTACAACGGCCCATTTAAACACATATACAGATTGTGTTGTGGCCCACAGGCCAGTTTATTCAAAACCGCTAAACACAAAAATGCCGACTTGGAATTCTATTTTGAACAGGAAGAAATAGCCACCGACAACATCGACAAAATTCCAGAAGTACCCATAAACAGTTTAGGAACTGTTATTTATTCCCACAACCAAGTTTTTGGCATTGTTGGGAATGAACCTAATAACCTATTGGCAGCCATACGTTGCCGGCTCACTGCTGACACACCAGATCCCACAGTTCCAAATTGTATGGTTAAAATGTGCCACAGTTTAGTTGGACAGCGACATCGCTATGGTTTTAGTAAGGATATTAATGGAATTATTTTTAGTTATTTAAAAGACCCAATGGTGGCTAAACCCATCAAGGAAGTACTCAAGAAGTATACAGGATTCAAGCTCAAAAGATATTTGCAAGCTATTGAAGAATGTAGACTAATGGATGATACTTACTATTTAGGAGACATAACTGAAACTAATTACAAAAATTTGATCGATAGAGTTAAAACCAAAGGAAATAATTGTTTCCACAAAAGGGAGAAATTGTGGTACAAAGAAGAAGAAGAAAACGGTGTCTTAAAACCAAGATTAATTATTAATCCAGCTGTAGAAGTACAACTTTGGCTTATGCAATATGAAACAGGAGTAAAGAAGGCTTTTGCTGAATTCACTAAAGAACCTTTCATTTTAGATACGAATTCGCACGAAAACCTCAAAGTACGTTTCGATTTTGCGGCCAATGTTGGTACCGATACTGCCTCTTTAACTGCATGGTTGGAGAAAGCACATACAGACCTCAATGATGGTATTTGGACTTTCATCTTGATGGGAGACGACATTTATGGCGTCACTCTACGAGATGGATCGCCTTACTACATTGAGCTCGATTACAGCGCTTTTGATTCCACACAGAAAGATGATGCCATTATTGCAGAACACAATTTGTATAGAGCTCTAGGTTTACCAGAAGAAGTGATACAAGTATCTTTAGCCCAACATGATGCACCCATTCATACCACTAAAACAAAGAAAATGGAAGGGCAAAGGGTTTGTTTTCAGGCTTCAGTTAAACTTGAACACCTCTTACGAATTAGTGGAGGTTGGAATACATCAATTGGTGGTTCTGTTGTTAACATGTTTGGTTTGGCACATGTACTTAAAACTATGTCCCCTCACGGGTACAACACTTTCGCAGAAGTAGGATTTAAAATTAAAGAATCAGCTTATCTTAAAACCCATAACATAAAGGAATGCACCTTTTTAAAATGTGGCTTCACAGCTAATTGTGATGTTATACTACTACCTTCAAGAATCTTGAAGGTTGGTTCGTATACCAAATCGGTAGAACTTGAAGAAGCCATGACTTTTATTAAGGGTGACGTTCTTGGTTGGGGCAACATTGCAGATGATTTTCCAATTTTAGGTCCTTTTAGGAAGAAAGTTTGTGAGATTACAAAGCATTACGATGCTTTAGACATATGTAAAAAGCACGCCGATTACAAAACCAAACAGGTCGGGGTTGTAACACGAACCGACGTTCTCGATATGATGCTCAGTAGATATGGTATACATGAAGAAGATGTGAAAAGAATAGAGGAGAAGATTTCCAGGATTAAATCTTTTCCTTGGCACACAAGCGATCCAATCTTCGAAGTTCTTAGAACACGAGATTACTAATCCCAGAGTTTAACATTATTCATAACACCTTACAATATGGCCACTGAAGTTTTAAAACTACAACAACAACTACGATCGGCGCAGGGCAGACTACGCGCCCAAACTAACACACGTTCGAACGATACTAATTATTCAACAGTTCACAATGTCGAAGTTACATTTGTTGCCGTTGGTGGTGGTGCAAACCCCGCTACGGCTTCGATGTTAGCTGACAACACTTGTATTTCCCATTGGCATGGAATTGTCGCTCCCTCTGAATTTGTTCGACACTGGTCTAAACACTTACCATTAGAAACTGGACGAGTAATCGTCCAATTTGCTTTTGTATGTGAAATTACTGCCGGTCAACATGCAGATTTATTTGTGGATAGTCGTGCAATTACCCCCAATTCAAGAAATGCGGACAACGCATTACGAACTCCTAATAATTTTACTTCTGGAAATTTTATAATTCCTAGAGGTACTACCCAACGTGTGGTCTTTTCCCTTGCTGGTAAGCAAGAAACAATTGCCTCCTTAAAGAAATATCATGCTAGACGTCTCAAAACTGGGACTGTAACTGGCCTTAAGGATGCAGCAAACCCTACTGTTTTTAACCGTGGACGTAATAATCGGCTGGTAACTTCGCAATGGAAGAGCGAAGTGCAGGACGACCCGATTTTACCAATACATCCATCTTTTACTATTGAAGTAGAGGATGAAACATTAGCAATAGCTCCGTTTCGAGATTTACCGGGCCAGCCCCAACCATACGTATTCGCTACCGTGCGATGGTGTTCGGCGCATTACTTGCCCGTCTAGTTAAGTTGTGTTTTACCACTTGCACATATTGTTTAGATTTACGATCCAATCTTACTCTCGTTTTCTACAGGTCTTTGTTGCCCCTGTAGTCATATATTAAACAAATATCCCAAAATCCGGGGAGTCATACAACGACCATCGAACAGATGGTTTTGATACGGTTTGTATATTTAACACACAAACTTACAATACCCAATAATCATAGAATGATCATTCAAATTACAAAACTCGCGTTAACTTTCATTAGATTGTTATGCGCATTCCTCGCTTGCACTTGCTTCATTCGAGTAACTATCTTTTTCAAAAATAATGAGAAAAACATACAACGAACTAGAACAACGGAACCCAACCAATTAACTGTACTTGAATA